TGCTAAAACTATTCGCGGCTTAACCGAACGCTACGATGCAATTGATATTTTGCATGACCCAGAAGTGGAAGCGATCTGCGACAACTATTATCAAGGCAATGTCAACAAGACGGAGTTTGATATTAAATATGAAGCTGTTATCTGTGTATCTGTAATTGAACACGCAGGGTCATCTACTTATAAGGCCGATCCGCACACCGAGCAGATGGCTATGTTTAAGCGTTGTCTTGAGCTGTCATCTAAATATGTTTGGATTAGTTTTCCGATTGGTCAGCCTTATGTCTACGCTAACGAGTTGTCGGTGATAACTGAAAATCAACTTAGCGCATGGGAGAAAATGGTCGGGGGTTTTAAGTTAAATCAAACATTTTTGTATAGCCAAGGTCCACAAGCAGGTCATTCCTGGCATCAGTATCAGAAGCGTGATGTGGCTGTGAAAATCCCTTACATAGATTTTATTGGCAACCAAAGCATTTGTGTTATGGAAATTGAGAAGTGAATGTATTTACAGACTTTCACCACAATTCACTTTTAAGATCATTTGTTCTTTTATTTGAGGACCGGCTAGGAGCCAAAGTATATAGACCAATTGGTATGGAATGGTTTTACGAAGGGTATTGGGCTATTAATGATCTTGAAGAAACGGCTAAACAGTTTTTAGACACAAAAACTACTATTATTGCTGACAAAACTCCGGCTTTAAATGTCGTCAGCTCTATTGATGATTATATTTATAATGTTTACGATCCAGGGCATGTAACAACTCATAAAGCAATTTCCTTAAATACTTTTAAAGAAATAAAATTTGATTATATTATAGCTTCAATACCACAACATGTTGATATTTTTAAAAATTTAATTAAAAAATATCAACCTAATGCTAAATTGATTGTTCATTTTGGTAATAACTGGGTGGAGCCTGAAGATGGTAGCAATGTAATGGCTTCAGTTAAAGGGCAGGGTTGGAATAAATCAAATGTTGTTTATTACCATCAAGAGTTTGACACAAATCTTTTTAAACCTATTAATGAATTTGGGTTTAAAAAAATAAGTTCTTACATACATGTTTTAGAAAAAAATAAAGGCTGGGTTGATTTTTTAAATATTGAAAATTATTTATTAGATAAAAAAATTGTTTTAAAAAGTTACGGTGGACAATGCCGAGATGGGTCCCTTGATGGAGCAGAAGCAGTGTCAAAATCTGTACAAGGAAATGATTTTGTTTTTCATGTAAAACACACAGGTGATGGTTATGGTCATGCTCTTTATAACGCATATGCATGTGGTAAGCCAACTATAATCCGCAGCTCATATTATAAAGATTATTTAGGTGAAGAATTGTTTAATGATGATAACTGTATTGATTTAGACAAGATGGACTTTGATGATGCTGTAAATAAAATCGTAGATGTAATCAATGATATTGATCAATTAAAAACTATGTCGGGTAATGCTTACAGAGCTTTTACTAATGCAGTTAATTTTGAACAAGACGCAGAAAAGGTAAAAAATTGGCTTGCAAATTTGTAGTTATTAGTGCAAAACTTGCAACACAAGTGTGTTATGATTGTATCAAATATTTAACAGAGCAGGAGAATAAATGTTAATTGTAGATAAACGCAAGGGCGATACGATGCCAGTTCATGAAGTAATACCTACGCCGAGTGTGGGGTTGAACAGAGCTTTGAACGGAGGTCTTAATTCTGGTGCTACTCATTTATTTTGGGGGACACCTTCTGTTGGTAAAACAACAATGTGTTTTAGAATTATTGCTGAGGCTCAAAAGATGGGATACCGGCCAGTTATTGTGGATTCAGAATCATCGTACAATGATGAATACGCAAAAAAATGCGGTATTAATATTGACGATGTAGTAATTGTTCAATCAACAGTTGTTGAAGACATTATGAAAAATATTATTGGATATCTTAGTGATGATAAAGAAAAACATATTTTCTTGTTTGATTCACTATCTAATATTGTTAAAGAAGAATTTTATGATAAGCCGGAAAGCGGTAAAGCAATGGGTTTATCTGCTCGCTCTCAAGGTTATTTCTTGCAGAAGTTAGTGAACTACCTACACAAAGAGCGTAACATTATGTTATTTGTTGCCCATCAAACAGTTGACTTGAGTGGTATGTATGCAATCACTAAAGCAAAGATGGGTAATACAGTTCACCACAATATGTCTAATATTGTTAAACTCTTTTTGTCCATGTCTAAAGGCGAGATGGAGAGAGAAGAAAATAATATGATCACAAGTCAAAAAGCAACATGGACTGTTGAAAAAACAAAACAATGCCCTACTATCGGTAGCACTGGTTACTATTATGTTTTGCCGCAGGAAGGTCAGATTGATACAAAACGAGAGCTAATTGATATTGCTATTGGGATGGATATTATTCAGCGTAAAGGTGCATGGTATACTTACAAAGAAAGTAAGTGGAATGGTCTTTCAAGTATTGAATTGTCAGCAAAAGAAATAGCCGAGCTGGAGAAAGCGATTCGGGCATAAGTGAAAAGAACTGAGAAAGAAGAAATCAAGAAGGACAAAGCCAAGGCGGTCAAAAACTCTGGTCGTGGTCTTAAAAAAGGCGATGCTTCTTTGAACAAATTCTTAGTTGACTACAAACATAACGAAAAAAGCTTTACTCTAAATCTTATAAATTGGAAAAAGATGCGTAAAGATGCCTGGAATTCTAATTATAAATATCCATGCATTTCTGTAGTTTTAGGTAGCGATTCAGAATCTAAAGTTGCTATCATTGACTGGGAAGTATTTAGAGAGCTAGTGAAAGGCACTGAGTATGAGTAATACATTTGGTTCACTTTTTGCAGGAGTTGGTGGTTTTGATTTAGGCATGGAGAGTGCCGGTTGGAATTGCGAATGGCAAGTGGAGTGGGATAAACATTGTCAATCAGTATTGCGAAAGCATTGGCCAACTGTTCCTAAGTATTTTGATATTAGAGATGTTGATGGTTCTAAATTAACCCCAGTTGACTGTATTGTTTTTGGCAGCCCATGCCAAGATTTATCAGTAGCAGGTAAAGGTGGAGGTTTAGAAGGTTCAAGATCAGGGTTATTTCACGAAGCAATTAGAATTATCAAGGAGATGAGAGATGCAACTAGAAATGAATTTCCAAAATGGACAATCTGGGAAAATGTCCCAGGAGCCCTCAGCAGTAATAAAGGAAACGACTTCGCAAAAGTCATTGACGAAATGGCAAACATCGGGGCATTGGCGATTGAATGGCACATCTTGGATGCACAATGGTACGGAGTCGCCCAAAGAAGAAGGCGTATCTATATGCTTGCTTGCTACGATCCTGGAACCGTTGCAAGATGTCCCGAGCAAATATTACCTGTCCCCAAAGACAGCAAGGGGTATATTAAACAGAGCAGGAAAAAAGGGAAACGAGCTTCCGAAGCGGTTGCGTCAATCCTTGGAAAACCTAGCGTCTATGGTGAAACCGGACACGGAAAGTGGACAGAAGGCGGAGTAAGTATTCGGGCTACAGACTACAAGCGCCCTGAGGCAAATATTGTCGCAGAAGACCCAATATCTTTTCATGCAAAACAAGACCCAATTTCTTCTGAAAATGTTTCTCAAACATTGTATGGTCAAAACGGAATTGCAGTAGCAGTTCCTAGTCCAATCATTGTTGATGGCACAAGAACAAATGATATTCGTATTTACGAAGACCAAATCACCCCAACTTTAAAACACAGAATGGGGACAGGTGGTGGACAAGTACCTTTGGTGGGATTAGAAAATCCTGTATTGGCTTATGACGGATACAATAATGCCATAAGCGAAGATGTATACAGAACATTGAGAATTGGTATTGATTCAGCAGACCATATTGCTATTCCAATTCAAGGAACAATTATTGGTCGCTCAGATAAAGCCGGCCCGCAAGGCAAAGGATTTGGTAATGAAAATGACCCATCTTATACTCTTGATACGATTTCGCAGCATGGTGTAATGACTTCTGATTTACTTTTAAGAAAATTAACTCCGATGGAGTGCGAAAGATTAATGGGGTTTCCTGACAATCACACTAAGTATGATGATGAAGGTAAAATAATTGCAGATACAAATAGATACAAGATGTGCGGGAACGCAGTTGCATCACCTGTTGCTAAATGGATTGGAGAAATAATTAAAAATGTTTAAAGGAAAATATCGTTTTTTTTGTGATAAACTATCTCATTGGAGAGCTTTTGGTGTTAGTTACAACTGGGATGATGGATATTATTTTGGTATTTATATTTATAAATATCTTGTTGGAATCCAAAAACCATGCATTAAACAAGCAGTTGTTAAGACAGAAGATTTAAGAAAGGATCTGTAATGGCAGATATTATTGTAAGTAAAGAAATGATTACATCAATGATGGGGGATAAAGCACAGGAGTTCCTAGAGTGCTTGCGTATTGTAGAAGATATTGTCCAAAACCCAGAACACTATGTTGGCATGCAAGCAATTAAATCAGCAAATCTTCTTGCTGGCTACAGAACACTAATGATTGTGAAATCACAAGTTTTTAAAAGAAAATCAGCCGTTATGGGCGATCAAGACAAGTTTGTTAATGATATATGGAAAACTATGTATGAAGCATTGGCAGAGAATATAAACACACTCAAATTAGCAGCAAAGGTAATTCAATGAAATCATTAAGACAACTTCAGACCCCTAAAAAAACTTTTGAAGAAACTCCGGTTCAACTTCGCAAAAGTATAGTTGAAGAAATTGATAATCACTTGTCATTAAGAAATGTTTCAAAATTCAAGCAGGTGCAGGGTTTTCACCCTAGTTATACCAATCAATGCGCTAGATACTGGTATTACCTGTTCAATGGAGTAGATGTAACAACATCGTTTTCTTCTCAGACTTATCGTATATTTGATAATGGTCATGCAGTCCATGATCGTCTTTATAGTTATTTTAGGGAAATGGGTGTGCTTGTCGCAGAAGAAATCCCAGTAAAATACGATTCTCCGCCAATTGAGGGCACAGCAGATGGTATTATAGATTGGGATGGAAATAAACTTATTGAACTAAAATCAATTAGTTCAGAAGGTTTTCATTACCGACAGCTGCATAACAAACCCAAAGACGAACATTACCGGCAAGCCCAAATTTACATGGAATGCTTAAACCTAGATTCTGGTTATGTTATTTATGAAAATAAAAACAACCAAGAAATCTTACCTATTTATATTGAAAAAGATTCTAAATTTATTGAAAAATTA